CATAATATAAATCCTTATAAAGGATGCAACGGGTGGTATGTGGTGGTGTCCGTTGCACCCATCATAAGGTTATATCACTATAAAATCAAAGTATCAACTCTGTTAAATTACTATTTAAACCTATTGTACCTTTATAAAAAGTATTAAATGCTAGACTTACTCTAGTATTATTACCTTTCTTGGTATCTACTTGATGAGTTGTTGAAGATGGAAACATTATTAATTGACCTGTTTCAACAGGAAACCACCATGAAGTAGAGTTCCAAACATTATATTTGTTTTCTTCTACATCTGCAAAAATTTGTTGATAGCCTCTTTTACTAAAAAATTTAATCATATCATTATCTTTATCTGAATCAAAATATAACACACCAGATATAACTGAATTAGGGTGTTCATGTTTATGATGATATTGATTTGCTTCTGTATAGTTTAACCAAGATTGAGTTACATAAAGTTTAAGATTTTTTTCTTTTGGACATATTATTTTTTGTAAGTAATCTTCACAAGCAGTATCAATAATTTTTTTAATATTTTTTAGTTCTTTTCTATTTAGAATATAATTGTCAATACTACTAACATTACCCTCATTTTTAGTTGTATGATTTTTTTGTACTTTTACAAATTTTAATTCTTGTTTTGTAAAAGGTCTATCCATATTTGTCATATAAATAGGAGTAGGAAATAAATTTTGAATTGTAGGTTTTTTCATTAATAACACCAAGATACAAAAGAATATCTTATTCCTTTCTTTACTGGTTTAACTAAATGTGGATATAAAAATACAGATGGAAATATAATTAAATCTCCAGCTTTAAATTTTATTTCATAATCATCAAACATAATAAATTCTCCACCTTTATAATCATCATTTAAAACAGCTACAATACTTAAAATTGGAATACCTCTTATATCTCCAGTAAATAAACTATGAATATGATCTATATGTTTAGACATTTTTTGAGATTTATCATATCTATTAAATCTAATTTCACTAAAACCCTTCCAACCTTTTAAATGTAATCCAGCTATTTTATCTATTAAAATATATTTTTCTAATGCTTTCCAAACTAAATCATATAAAGTTTTTATATGGGTTATGTTATTAGGAATACATACATCTAATTCCTTGTTTCCAAATTTAGATTTTCTTTCAAAAGTTTTTGGGTCTGTCCATGCGTGTCTTTCCCAATTACTAAATTGGGATAATTCTTTAATAGTTGTTTTACAAATATTATTAGGAATATGCTTATCTAAATGAAGTATATAGTCTTTTAAACTTTCTTTTTTCATCACCACCTTACAAAATAATTTATACTACTTTCTATTAACTGTCAACTTCCCATTGTTGGGTTTCTTCATTCCAATCATATGCTTGACCATCAGTTGGTTTTGCAACAGGTGGTTCATAAAGACAAGTTGTTTCATTAAGTGTCCAACTTGGAAAAGGTTTAGGTTCAATAAAAGCATCTCTTGTTTGATCATATTTAAAACCTATTCCAGCAAAATTTTTTCTAAAAGGTGTGCCACTTAATATATGTTGTCCACCTCTAGTATTATATGATGTTTGTTTCCATATATCATTTGTACCATAAAGATTGTTTAAAAAATCTACACCAGCTTGTTCAGTTGGTGCAACATCATTAGATACTGCTTCAACTGTTAAAACTTTACTTCCTTTTCCTATTTTTGCAAAATGTGCCATAGCTTATCCTGTGTAACTTCCACTTCCTGTAAATTTAATAATTGTATCTGTTCCATCTGTTGTTACAGTTGGACTTCCTGATGTTGTTCCAGGATAATCTGCTGTTGCTACTCTTAAAATAACAACTCCACTTCCTCCAGCACCTGTTGAAAAATCATTACTGCCACCTGAACCAGAACCTGTATTTGCTGTAGCATTTGATGAACCAACTGGATTTCCTACTCCAGCAGTTGCACCACCTCCTCCACTAGCACCACCATTAGGTTGAGCTGGAGCACCACCACCTCCACCACCAGCATAAGATACAGGAGTTCCTGTTATACTGTTTGCTGTTGCTGAACCACCATTACCACCTGGTGAACCTGGAGTTCCATCACTACCAACTCCACCTGATCCTCCTCCACCACCACCAGCTAGTGGAGCACCATCGCCACCATCATTACCTTGACCAACAGTACCAGAACCACCAACACCAGTATTATATGCACCACCACCTGATCCTCCATCATTACCATCATTAAATACTGGTTGAGTTCCACCATAACCACCACCAATAGCAGTTATAGTTGAAATTCCTGTTCCCGATAAAACACTATTTGAACCATCATTACCTTGTATTTTTGGAGGAAAAGGTGTTGCTGCACCACCACCTCCAACTGTTACTGTGTAAGTTTCTCCTGGAGATAATCCAATAGCAGTTCCACCATAATTTGTTAAATATCCTCCAGCACCACCTCCACCTCCAATTCCTGATCCACCAGATGCACCACCAGCAATTACTAAATATTCCGCATTATAAGTTTGTGGAGTTCCTAGAGCTACAGGATCATCATTAGTTGGAATCCAACCATTTGTAGCTCCTGAATAAACTATTTTTAAATGTTGTCCTTCAGTAGAAAGAGTAGGATTAGGCGAAGTATTACCTTGATAATTTAAACTGTTTTGATTTATAGTAACATTATTTGTTTGCCATGTTCTTGCATAATCCGCAAATTCTATAGTATCTCCAACACTTGCTGATGCTGGAAGTGTAACAGTACAAGCATTTGATGTTGTATCAATCCAATATCCATTACCAGCTACTGCTGATAAAGTTGTTCCTGTAACAATTGTTGATTGCCATGATAAACCTGCTCCTTCTAAAGTAGCACCTGCAGCAACTTGTATGGTATCACCAGATTTACCAATAGTAATAGTATTAGCATTTTCGTTGATAATATTATTACCGTCTTGGTCCTGAATTGTATCTACTTTAATTATACTAGCCATATTATTCTACTAAATCCCATGTTTGGTTTGTTTCATTCCAAGTATATTGTTGTCCATCATCAGGTTTTACCACTGGTGGATCCCATAGACAAGTGGTTTCATTTAATGTCCAACTGTTAAAAGGTTTTTTTGGAATAAAGGCATCTCTATCTTCATCATAAGTCATACCTACTCCAGCAAAATTTTTTCTAATATTTGCATTGTAGGAAGTTTGTTTCCAAATAGACCAACCATGTAAATTGGTTAAAAATCTGATTCCATTAACTTCTTGTTCAACACCATCAGCATCTAACAATTCATTGTTGTGAACAGAATGAACTGATATTACTTTATTGTTTAATCCTATTTTTGCAAAATGAGCCATAATTTTTATGCAGTATAAGTACCATCTCCTGTAAATTTAATAATTGTATCTGTGCCATCAGTTGTAACTGTTGGACTTCCTGTTGTTGTACCAGAATAACTTGCTGTTGGCACTCTTAAAATAACTACACCACTTCCACCAGAACCAGAACTACCTCTTGCTGCACCACCAAAAGCTCCACCAGAACCTCCACCTGTATTAGCTGTTCCAGCTTCTGACGGCTCTGTACCAGTAGAACCATCTCCTCCTCCACCTGTACCACCAGAACCAGCACTTACAGGGTATCTATTATCAACTCCACCTCCACCCCCACCAGCATAAGTAACTGCTGAACCTGTTATTGAATTTGATGTACCATTACCACCACTACCAGCTGTTCCACCAGCGTTACTTCCTACAGTACTATCTCCACCTACTGCACTAGAACCACCTCCACCACCAGCAACGTGTTCACCATAAGCACTTCCACCATTATTTCCTTGTGATGGAGTTGTACTAGGAGTATTTCCTACACCCCCACTAGTACCAGATGGAGTATTAGCATTATTTCCAGCACCTCCACCAGAACCACCATTAAAACCAGCTCTTAATCCTACTTGATTTGTACCACCTGCACCACCACCTGAAGCAGTTACAGTAGTAATTCCTGAACCAGATAAAATACTATCACTTCCATTATTACCTGCTAAATTAGTAGAAGGTGATGAAGCACCAGCTCCACCAGCACCTACAGTTGCTGTATAAATCTGTCCACCTGTTAATGTTATAGCAGTTCCACCATAATTAGTTAAATAACCACCAGCACCTCCTCCACCTCCAGCCGACATTCCACCAGAACCACCACCAGCTACTACTAAATATTCTGCTGAATAAGTTTGTGGAGTTTCTAAAGTTACATCATCGTCTACTGTTGGAATCCATCCTTGAGTAGCACCAGAGTATACTATTCTAACATGTTGACCATTAACATTATAAACTGGGTTTGGTGAAGTATTCCCCTGATAATTTAAACTATTTGTATTTAATGTAAGATTATTTGTACTCCATGTTCTTGCGTAGTCTGTAAATTCTATTGTGTCACCTACTGAAGCTGAAGCAGGGAGTGTAACTGTAATGGCTGCTGAAGTAGTATTGATCCAATAACCCTCACCAGCTACTGCAGTGAAAGCTGAAGTTTTAATATCGGATTGCCATTGAATACCACCGCCTACAAATTCTGCTCCAGATGCAACACTAACTGTGTCGCCACTTGCTCCTAATGTAACAGTAGTTCCTGATTTAGAAATAATTACATTTCCAGAACTATCTTTAATAGCTCCTGGAGTAACATTAATGCTATCCCCTGATTCACCAAGAGTGACTGTTGTACCAGATTGAGGTGCTATTGTATCTACTTCTATTTTACTCATATTATGTTAAATCCCATATTTGATTTGTTTCGTTCCAACTGTAAAAATTATTATTATCAATTTGTTCTTGTGTCAATTCTGGTTTGGCAACTGGTGGGTCCCATAAACAAGTGGTTTCATTTAATGTCCAACTGTTAAAAGGTTTAGGTTCAATAAAAGCATCTCTTGTTTGATCATATTTATATCCTACACCAGCAAAGTTTTTTCTAAATGGAGTACCTCCCAAAAGGTGAACTCCACCTATAGTATTATAAGAAGTTTTTTTCCAAACTGCTCTATCTTTATATAAATTTTGTAAAAACTCTACACCAGCTTGTTCAGTTGTTGCAATGTCATTTGATACTACTTCAACTGTTTCAACTATATTTCCAACTTTTAATTTTGCAAAATGTGCCATTATCCTGTGTAACTCCCACTTGCTGTAAATGTTAATATTGTATCTGTTCCATCAGTAGAAACTGTTGGAGAACCTGTTGTAGTACCAGAATAATTTGCAGTTGGAAATCTTAAAATGACAACACCACTTCCACCAGCACCACTTGTTCCTGAACTACATGCTCCACCACCACTACCAGTATTTGTTGTTCCAGAACCAGCAGTTCCACTTATTGAACTATCTCCACCTCCGCCAGCACCTCCACTTTTAACAGTATCATCACGAACACCAGCACCACCTCCAGCTCTTGTAACTGATGAACCTGTAATTGAAGAAGCTAAACCATCTCCACCATTTGTTGCTTCAGAACCACCAGTTGTGGCATCAACACCTTGTGCTCCTGCACCTCCTCCACCACAACCTTGTCCAGAACCTACTGCTTGTTTATTTCCACCTCTAAATCCTTGATTAGCAGTACCAGCACCACCAGATTGTGCATCTCCAGTACTTCCATAAGAAGCACCACCACCAGAACCTCCATCTATTCCATCTCCATTAATATTTTGAGAAGCACCACCTCCACCTCCAGCAGAAGTTATTGTAGTTATATCTGAACCAGAAATAGATGAATCTATGCCATTATCTCCTCTCGCACCTGAAGTCCTTGCTGCACCACCAGAACCAATTGTAATTGTATAAACTGTTCCTCCACTTAAAGTTAAACTTGTTTCAGAAGAACCACCTCCACCAGATGTTTCTGTTGAATAAGAATTTCTATAACCTCCAGCACCTCCACCTCCAGCAGAATTACTACCAGCTCTACCTCCAGAAGCTCCACCTGCGATTACCAAAAAATCTGCTGAATAACTTTGTTTATCAGTTACATCATCATCTGAATTAGGTATCCAACCTTGTGTTGCACCAGAGTAAACAATGTTTACTGATTGACCAGAAGTATTATATTCTGGGTTAGGTGAAGTATATCCTTGAAAGTTTAAACTGTTTTGATTTACTGTGACTGCATTAGTTGCCCATGTTCTTGCGTAGTCTGTAAAAATAATTTGATCTCCAACAGAAGCTGAAGCGGGTAAAGTAATTGTTATAGCACCAGAAGTTGTATTTACCCAATAGCCTTCTCCTGCTACTGCTGTGAAACTAGCTGTCTTAATCGCT